AAAAAATGATTTTAAAAATTAAAAAAAGTTTCATAAATGGAAAAGAGACAATAATAAAGCCAAAAGTTTATCACATAAAGGGAATAAAAATGCAGTTGGAAATAAAGGCGGAACTGGACCTCCTCTAGGCTCAAAAAATGCATTAGTCACAGGAGAACATGAAACAATTAATATATTTGGGAATAATCTAACAGAAGAAGAAAAGCAACTAATAGAATTGATAGATAAGCAAGATAAAAAAACAATGATTTTGAATGAATTAAAAGCGTATACTGTCAGAGAACATAGAATTATTTTAAGAATAGAAGAAATAAAGAAAGGTTCTAAAGGTAATAAATTTGAAAGTACAAAAAGGAGAACATTAAGAAAACAAAGAGGACGAGGAGACTTTGATGATGATGAAGAGGAAACAATTGTAGAAATAGAAGCAGTAGCAGATAAAATACTAAGATTGGAAGAAGCACTTACAAAAGTACAAGAATCTAAACGTAGATGTTTAGATACATATCATAAAATAGAAATGGATGAAAACAAATTTGAATTAGACTTGTTGCGATTGGAAAGAGAAGTTGCTGCAGATGAGCCGCCGGATCATACAAATGATAATAAAGATAGTAATAACTTAATAGAAGCTTTGAATATAAAAGCGAAAGAGGTGTGGGAAAATGATTAATTTTAAAAGTAATTTAACCATATCTCGACGAAAAGAAGATCTTAGAAATAAGATTATGCTAAATGCAATTAAATTAAGAGAACGAATAAAAAATGGAACAGTATTTAAATTTAAAGAATTTAGTAAAAAGCAATTAAAGGTATTAACTTGGTGGACAGACGAAAGTCCAATGAAGGACCAAGATGGAATAATAGCTGATGGTGCAATAAGAAGTGGGAAAACTGTAAGTATGTCATTATCTTTTGTACTGTGGGCTATGACAAAATTTAATGGTCAAAATTTTATAATGGCAGGTAAAACAATTAGTGCATTCCGAAGGAATGTGCTTTTTTGGTTGAAATTAATGCTAAAGGCACAAGGATATAAAATAAAAGATAGACGTTCAGATAATTTAATAGAAATTACAAAAGGTGAAGTTATTAATTATTTTTATATTTTTGGTGGTAAAGATGAACGTAGTCAAGATTTGGTGCAAGGTATTACTGCTGCAGGCGTATTTCTTGACGAAGTAGCATTGATGCCTGAAAGTTTTGTCAATCAGGCAACGGCACGTTGTTCAGTTAAAGGTTCAAAATATTGGTTTAACTGTAATCCGGAAGGTCCGATGCATTGGTTTAAAGTAAATTGGATAGACAAATGTGCATGCAATATATCAGCACAGGATAGAGAAAAATTAGAAAAAGAAAATAAAATTAAAAATATTATATATCTTCACTTTACTATGGACGACAATTTAAGTCTTGATGAAGAAGTAAAAGCTAGATATAGAAGTATGTTTGTTGGAGTATTTTTTCAAAGATATATATTGGGATTATGGGTTTCTGCAGAAGGTGTTATATATCCTAACTTTAAAAAAGAAATACATACAATTAAAAAGTCGAATGTTCCAGATAAAATGGATGCGTATTATATTACAAGTGACTATGGTATTACAAATCCGCAAGTATTTTTGCTATGTGGAATTAAATATATAAATTCTAAGGCTCATGTTTATATTTTAGATGAATATTACAACGTGGGAAGTAAAAATGGAGACAAGATTACTAAAACAGATGCATTATTTTTAAAAGATTATAAAGAGTTTGTAAAAGGGTATGAAATAAGAAAAACAATTATAGATCCATCCGCAACATCTTTAATAAATTTATTTAAACAAAATAATATTAGAGTTAAAGAAGCTGATAACGATGTAATTAATGGAATAAATGTTGTTTTAAATTGGTTGGACGAAGTAAGAATACACATTGTTGCTGAAAGGTGTCCTAATATAATTAAAGAATTTTTTAGTTATATTTGGGATAAAAAAGCTCAAGAACATGGAAAAGATGAGCCAGTAAAAGTAAATGACCACGCATTGGATGCGTTAAGATATTTATTGAATACGTTATTCCCAATAAAAAGGAAAGGCGTGTATTTTTATCAAAATAAAGAAGGTGTGAGTTAGAATGATAACAGAAATGGAAAAAATAAATTATATTATAAAAAAAGGTGCTGAAAATTCTTTAACGTTAGCTGAATTTATTGATATTCAAATAAAAGAATTTATAGATTCACCGAATTATAAAGCTATGGAAATTGGAGAAAGATACGACAACAATGAATCTGATATAAAGAATAAACGTAGAACATATATTGATGAAAAGGGAAACGAAAGAGAAGCAATATATTTTTCTAACACGAAAATTAAGTATCCAATTGTAGTAAAACTTAAAAAACAAAAAACAGGATATTTATTAAAGAAAAAGATGACACTAAAAGAAAAGCAAGACGAACAAAATACTGACAAAAAATATATGACAAACTTAAATAAATTTTTTAATAATAAAAAGCATAAATTAATGAAAAACACTTTAAATCAGTCAATAGTAAAAGGTATTGCCTGGTGGTATATATTCATTGATGATGATTTTGAACTTAATGCAAAACTAAGATATGCTACTGAAATAATTCCTATTTGGGAAGATAGAGAACACGAGAATTTGGCAGCGATAATAGTTAGATACTTTGTAACTAATTATACTAAAAATAAAGGTAAAAAAACAATTGAAAAAGTAGAATATCATGATTTAAATGGTATTCGATTTTTTGTTAGAGACGGAGAACATTTAGTACCAGATATACAGAAAATAGAAGAGAATAAAGAATTACAAATAAAAACTGATGAATTTGAAAATCCAGTATTTGCATATTTTAAAATTAATAAAACATTAAAGACGTGGAATAAAATACCTTTTATATATTGGAAATATAATTCAGAAGAACAACCTTTAATACACTTGATTAAAACTCTTGTAGATGAAGTTGAAAATTTGAAATCGGCTGTATCAGATAAATTGAAAGATAATGTTGATGGAATACATACTGTGAAAGGTTATTCAGAAGAGGTTGAAAAATTTCAAAAAAATCTACAAACATTTAAGACTATTTTTCTAGATGAAAATGGAGAATATGATTTTAAACAAGGCACAATAGATATCGAAGCTTTTAAAACTGCAATAGAACAACTAAGAAAAGATATATATGATATCGGTGGTGGCGTAGATACTGAAAGTGATAAATTTGGGAACCAACAAAGTGGTATTGCCTTACAACAATTGTATAATGATTTGGACCTAGATTGTAGCAATATTGAAAGCGAATATCAAAGTAGTCTTGAATATTTTATGTTCTTTTTTAATACATATCAAAGTTTAATAAATTCTAAGGACTATTCAGATAAAGAAGTAGAATTTATATTTAATAAAAGTATGATTACAGACGATACAGCTAGAATTACTAATATTAAGAACTCGGAAGGAATTATTTCTAGAGAAACACAGTTAGCTAATCATCCATTAGTTACTGATTTGGAAGCAGAAAAAGAACGAATAAAAAAGGAAAACAATTTTGAAGAGCAAGCAAATAGTGATTATTCTAATTTAAACAAAACTAATAATGAAGTAAATAAGGATAGTGATACTGATGAAAAATAGTCAATATTGGCAGAAGAGGATTGATGAAATAGCAAAATTACAATATGACAAAGCGGATGAAGCAGAAAAAGAATTGATAAAAGCTTATCAAAGAGCAGATAAATACATTGAAGAGCGAATCAATTTATATTATGCAAGATATGCAAAAGAAAATGATATATCTTTAGCAGAAAGTAAAAAAATATTATCATCATCAGAGGTAAACAAATTTAGAATGTCATTAGATGAATTTATAGATAAAGCTCAGAATAATCAAGATGATAAATGGACTAAAGAGCTAAACGAGGAATATTTAAGAAGTAGAATAAGTAGATATGATGCATTAAGATATGAAATAAGCAATAAAGTAAAAGAATTAAAACATGAGCAATTGATTATTACAAAATCACATTTACAAGACGCTTATTCTGATACCTATTACAGAACAGCGTATGAATTGGAAAAAGGTACTGGAATAGGCGTTAATTTTGCTAAATTAAACGATAAAGCTATTGAAAATGCAGTATATACAAAATGGCTTGATAATAAAAATTTTGCAGGCAGAATGTATGACGATAAAATTAATTTGATAAGTAATCTTAATAAAATTATTACTCAAGGAATGATTACTGGTGGTAGTTCTGATGATATGGTAAATAGGCTTATGAAAGCTACGAAAATCAGTAGAAATAGAGCCATTAACTTAATTCAAACAGAAACAACGTTCATAATTGGAAAAGCTAACACGGATATGTATAAAGAATTTGGAATTGAAGAATATGATGTGATTGAAACCCTAGATAATGTCACATGCGAAACTTGTTCGGCAATGGATGGAAAAAGATTTAAAGTATCCGAAAAACAAGAAGGCTTGAATGCACCACCATTTCATACAAGATGCAGAGGTACAACAATACCGGTTACAAAATATGAGAATATTTGGGGTAAAGGCGATAGAATTGCTAGAGATGAAAATGGAAAAACATATTACAAAACTGATATTGGAAATATAGCGTATGAAGAATATATTGAAAATAAGTTGAATAATAAAGAAAAAAATGATAATATGCGTGAGTATATAGTAAAAACATATGATAATTATAAAGCAGTAAATGAAAGAAAATCTATAAAAAAAGCAATGAAAGACTTACCAAAAAAACATAGAGATCTTTTAAGTGATATACAGTTTAATGTAATAATGAATGGAAATAGTAGTTATAATCGAAAAACTAATATTGTAAATATTTTGAAAGGTTCGGATGAATACGAAGTTTTACATGAATTAGCACATGTAATTGAAACTAAATTAAATTTGTATAATGATATAACTTTCATAAAGATATTGGAAAATAAGATAAATGTATATAACCCATTTTCGATAAAGACGGACACTTCATATTCCTTAACAATTGATATTATAGAATCTGATAAATTTATATCAAAGTATCAAGGTAGAATTTATGAATATGACAGTAATGGTGATTTTAGAATCGATTATACGAGTGGAAAAATAAATGTAAAGGCACTAGGTGAATATTTCGCAGAAGGATACAAAGAATACTTTAGGAATGCTGATAATTTAAAACGTAAAGATATAGACTTATACAAGTTTATCGAAAGGTTGATAAAATGATAAAAGAAAGAATTAAGGAAGAGTTGTTGAAAACAAAAACACTAAATGAATTTAATAAAATATGCATTGAAAACAAAATTGATTTTTTTAAAGATTTAGATAGAGATTTGCAAAAATATTATGAAACATTAGGCAATGGTGGTTCTGCATATAATCATGAAGATCCACGAAAATTTTTTAAATAAATTATAAAATATAGAAATTAGACGTTCAGAAATGAATGTCTTTTTTTATGCCCTGGATATGGCTTAAAACTGTCCACTTACCCTTTTTTAAATGTCTAGGGTATAAAGAAAACGTAACCCACGTACTTGGAGGGCAAGTATAAAAACCTATTGGGAGAAGAAAGGATGATTTTAAATGATGGAATGGTTAAAGGCTTTATTAGAAAAAGCTGAAATCAAAGATGGTGTTTTAGATATTGATAAATTAATGTCGACAGTCAATACTGAAGCTCCAAAAAATGTAATGTCTAAGCAGGAATATAACAATATTAATGAGCAACTTAAGACTGCAAATAAAACTATTGATGATTTGAAGAAAAATAATAGTGATAATGCAAGCTTACAAGCAAAAATAAGTGAACATGAAGAAACTATTAAAACAATGAAAACAAGTTATGAAAAAGAAATTGCAAAAATGAAAAAAGAAAGTGCAATTAAAGATTCCTTGAGAAAACTTAATGCAAAACATGAAGAGTTATTATTAGGAAAATTTAATCTTGATAATATTCAAATAAATGCTGATGGTAGTTTTAGTGGGTTAGAGGAACAAACTAAAAAAATGCAAGAAGATTATAAAGATTTATTTGAAGAGACTCAAGGGAAAGATGTAAAGGGCTTGAAATCTCATGATGCTCAAGGAAAAGATAAGCCAGATGTTACAGTTAGTCAAGGTTCAAATTTTGCAAAAGAATTGAATGCAAGTGGTAAAAACACAGAAAGCAAGTTTTTTAATTAAAGGAGGAAAAAATTATGTACGTTAAAAGTGAAAGTGTAAATGAAATTAATTTTTTAGCATCAGCAAAATATCAAAATTTCACATATCAAGTAGATGATACTGATATTGCTGTAGATGCAAATGGTAAAAAAGTTGTTAAAGCAGGAACTGTTTATAAAAAAGATGGTAAAGCTATTGGTTTAGTCTTTTCTGATGTAGATGTTACATACGGACCTCAACCTGCAGCAATAATGGTAGAAGGTTATGTTTTAGAAGCTAGATTACCTGAAACAGTTGCTGATGAAGATAAAACAGCAATGACAGGAATTAAATTTAGATAAGAAATGAGATAGCTTTTTGCTATCTTTTTTTATTACAAAAAAATGAAAAGGAGATGTTTTAATATGCCTAACGTATTAGAGTTATTTAATCAAAAAGAAATATTAAATTATTTAAAGGATAGAGAATATCCTGCTATGCTTGGAGAAGAATTATTTCCAGAAGTAAAAAAGCAATCTTTGGAATTTGATATGTTAG